AGAGAGGGTGGGATTCGAACCCACGGTGGCTCATCACCACACTTGATTTCGAGTTACTTAAACGTCGATTTTTCACTCATGCAAATTGCGATTCCCCTTGATATACAAGGCTTCCATTATCCTATATCCCCCTATATCGCTCTATTTCGTTCACATGTTGGCTGTCAAAAAGCTGTCAAATTTTGAATACAAAAAACAGAGGGGACGGCGCACGATACGCTGTCCCTCTATTTCTTATGTTGCTTTATCCATTCTCTCCACGTCGGGATGCTCTTACGCCGCCCTGCTCGTAACTTGCTCTCCATTTCTTGATACCGTTGCGCGGTTTTTGCGCAACCAGCAGAGCAGTATCTTTTCCTGTAACTCCCTAGAGGTATTTCCTTCCCGCAGACCTTACACTTTTTTCGAGGCCTTCTGGCATATACTTCGCGCCTGTTCTTGCTGCGCTCAGTTCGCTTCTCTTCCGTGTTGTGGGCGTGATAATATTCTATCCCCTGCTCTCGATCGGATGCTTTCCACGCCTCTTTTGCGCAGTATGGGCAATATCTCTGCCGCGCCGCCGCATAGACAAACTCCTTCCCACATACTTCGCATTTCCCTATACTTTCTCCAAGGGTTATGCTCTTCCCCGTCTTTCGGTTTTCTTTAGCTCTTGCCTTATATAATCTCTGTCGCACTTCTCTGCAATCAGGGCAGTACCACGCACGCGGACCGCCGTCAAAAACAACCCCGCACCTGCGACATGTGCGGGGCGCTTTCGTCGAAATGCCTTTCTTCATTGTCCCAGCATCTCAATCAATTTGATACGTTGCCCCGCAGTCATTTCCTCGACCTTCCTGCTCAGAGCATCACGCTCCTCCTGTGTGCCGGAGGCGGCATCCAGCACATCAAGGTGGAGTCCACGCACTTTGCGGCGGTCGACACCTGCCCCGCAGATTACCTCACTTAGGATCTCCGTCTCTTCCTCCGAGAAGTCTGGCAGCTCTTCGAGGTCGAGTAGGATTCCATACCGCTCGACGATCTCGCCGAGGCGGGCAGAGAAGCTCGTCCCTGTCTCCTTCACGTCCGCTTCGAGCACTGCAAGCGCGGGGTTCATATAAATTTGCTTGTTCTTTGCCATGGTTTCTCCTCCTTTTGATACAAGAGGGGCTTTCGCCCCTCCCGTTTTTCAAACAAAGATTTCGTTGCAGTTCCCATTGAGGCTGTCTAGGTGGATGCGTCGTCCGCGGCTGGTGAAGTACGCCCGCCCAGCTTGCGTGTAATTTACGGCTGCCGTGGTCATCCGTCCATCAGCCCATGCGTACCGAATCTTCGAGCGGCTGATTTCGTATACCGAGAGATTCTGACGTGTTGCAATTGTTTTCATTTTGATTTCCTCCTCTTTCTGGGGTTTGTGCCCCTGACCTTTATCTTGATTATATTATAGTATTTATATACATTATTATCAATGGTTTATGTACATATTTTTTATTTTTATGGTTATGTTTTTAGGGGCATAAAAAAATAAGCCCCGAAGCCGAAGCCCCGGGGCAGCAATTACCACTCTGCGACGTTATACATCACCGTCGCGCCCTTATATCGCCCGCCGTCAAAATGCGCAAGAGCCTCAAAGCGTCCCTGCTCATATCCAATCGACATAAGCGGCTTGCCGTCAATGACGGATGCCCCCGCCTTAATGCGGTGGTCTTTTCGGAGGTTGATCTTATAGACGTCAACCTTCTGCTCCTCAGTTGGCAACTGCTTGCCGTCCTTATCCTTTGTAATCGGCGTAACGGCCGTACGATCAGACTTCTCACGCACCGCCCGTGGCAATGTCGGATTGTCCTCCCTGATCTGCCGCTCTACTACCTGCGCAGCACGCTCCACCGTGGGAGCTGTGACATGGTACGTAACCGTAGGCGCACGCTGTCCCGCCTGTACCTCCGCAAGTCTCCGCTGCAGAGCCTCAGCGTTACTCTTGGAGATATCGAGCTGCGCCCGTAGCTGCTCTGCGTCCTGCGTTTGCTCTTGCGTCATGACGGCGGTCTTTTCCGCCGCCGTCTGCTCCGAGGCAGAACTCCGTCCGAGCGCATACGCAGCACCGAGGAGCACCACACACAGCATCACCAACAACGCCGCCCTGTATCTTATAACGACAGCTCTCGCCCGATATAGCATGACACTCCCCCCTACACATACACGCGCTCCACACCGTACGCGACCGCCGCCTCATGCTCGATACGACAACCGCGTGCCTCTGCATACCCCTGCACGAACACAGCAACATCCGCATCCGCGAGCAACATAAGACTCTTTCCAAGATATGCCAGCGCAACATTCTTAAAACCCGCCGTATGGAACTCATTGGGAAGAAAACTCTTGATCTCCTCTACACCCTCCCCATAAAAGTGCTCCGTAATCCGCGCCAAAATTGCATCACGTTCCGCACGAATCTCTTCATGCTTACGCCCACGCATCGGTTGCGAAATAAAAACCCTCTTCATAATTTTACCTCCAATCAATTACTGCGCCGCATAAAACGCCGCTTTCCCGACAATCGTATCCATCATCTCATAGAGATACTCCCCAGGGCACGCGGTCGCCATCAGATCCCTGTGCCCGACGATGTGATCGCGGTCAATCGACAGCCCGTAGTCGGTGCAGAGATTCGCAAGGAGCATGGCAAGGCTTTCGATCTGCTGATCTGTCGGCTCGCCAATCTCAAAATTCCCGCACACATGAATCCCAATGGTGTGTGAGTTCTCCATGTAGGCGTGTGCCCCAACCCTCCAATGCGGTCTGCCCTGCTCCACCGTGCCGTCCTTGCGGATGACGTAGTGGTAGCCGATGCACGTCCACCCCTGCCCCTTGTGAGAGGCGTCGATCTCTTCCGCCGAGAGATCGTCATCCGTAGGATTCCCCGTGTGGTGGATAACGATCTGGTCGGTCACACGCCGCGTGGTGAGCTGGTTGTGGTCGATGTCCAGATAGGTCTCTACGATAGGGATGCGTTCCATGTTATTTTTCTCCTTTCCCATTAGGGCTCTCGCCTGAACTTTTTCCAATGCCGCCTCTACGGCGTGCCATTTCGACAAGTGCCCCCGCCTCGTCAATCCCCGAACTCTGCATATTTTCAAGGATTGAAATGAACTCGGTGAGCGATAGATACCCAATGACAAGTGTCGCTGCAAATGCGGGCGCGTGGGTCTTGACCAGGATGATGTCAAGTACTACGGCTGCTGAGACGACTCCGAAATAGGTAAGGATCTTCGGAACGAACCGCTTGCGCATGATGTCGCTCTTGATGTAGCCTGCTCGGCGAGCTTTTCTCACGTTCCGAAAGGCCTGCCACAGGGACGGCTGGTCGGTACCAGTATCGACAAGATGCTGCCGCGAAAGCGCAAGCCACTTTGTAGCAAGGTCAAAGCAGACAAGCAGCACGAACGCCGCGAAGATCTGCACATGATCCTCATATGCAATGGTGAGCGCAATGGACAGTCCCGCCTTTGCCCCCCACCCCTCTGTAAGACGCTGAATAACCGGCATAAAATCCATACGTTGTCTCCTTTCCATGCACAGAAATAGCCGCCATGCACTATGACGGCTATTCTGCGCTCATGTTCATCCTAATGTGTGCTCGACAAGGTACGCGGCTACATCCTCGCGGTAGACCTCTGGGACGACTTTCTGATCGTCCTTCTTATCCTCCTCAGAGATTGCCCATGTTCCACGACGCACGAGATAGGCGTAGATCGGAATCATGTAAGGCCACTTCTTCATTTTCCTTCACCTCCCTTCAGTGCAGAAAGTTCCGCTTCTACTGCTGAGATGCGCTCCCCCTGTGCGACAAGGCGGGCTTCCTGTGCCGCCATCGCCTCAAAGGCAGCAAGGCGTTCCTCATCGACAGGCTGGTCTTGCAGCTCTGCTTCCACGGGCGGAGCAGGCGGTGCAGATACGGGCTTACCCGTCTTGGGGTCGCGGATGTAGCCCGTGCCGTTGTCGCCTGTGCCGCGATTGCCGATATAGTGTTGATAGTCCTCTTCGGAGATGGGGATGTAGCCCTTATTGAGATAGGTCTGCCGCTCCTCGTCACTCATGTAATGCACTCCTGACAGCACAGTTGCGACGCGTACTCCTTGTGTATCAAATTTGGATAGTTGTTCAAGCATTTTTCTAGCCTCCTATCAAAAACCAATCACGAACCATCGGGTACCATAACCAGATCCGAAATAGTTACTCGCCACATACAGTTGCCCACCAGAAAATATAGTGCTTACAACCGGTGGAGTTGTTTTCCACCTATGATCAGCATTTCCACCTGCAATATTGACATTCCCGCAAGAAAAATATTCTTGTTGGATTGCAATCGGTAGTGTGATTTTAGTGGACTGATCAACGTTTGTCACGGAGCGTCCATCTATAAATCCCCACTGTATCTTTATGTTCCCAAATAGACTACCCAAACAAAGATAGCCGTTTTCCGACATGATGTAGCGTACACCAAAAGATGCAAACGCACTTTTTACCAACTCTTGTGCCTTTGATTTCGCCCATCCAATCGTCGCAGGCTGCGCATCATTCTCTGTCCCACCGTCAATCACTTCGAGCGTTTTGACAGCCACTTTTTCAAAAAATGCACTACCCCAATGCTTCTTTTTCGTCCCGATGCTTCCTTCCCCGCTCTTGCGCGGGACAAAGTTTCTTGTTGCCATTAGGCACGCTCCTTTCAATCACAATGGCATGATATCGCCATCTTCATCAAGCTCATAAAGCAAGCTCCTAGACGGTGATTCCTTGGGCATGAGGTCGCCGTCTTCGTCATATTCGAACATTCCGATACCAAGGCTCGCCTCAATTTCAGACGTTGCCCTCCACGCACTTCCAGCATATCGTTCGGCTGATTGTTCACTCTCTCTGGCATTCCTTGCCGCCTCACCAGCAGCGCTTGCATGCTGAGTGACCTCTACCTTCACGCCATCAATGTGTTGGCGTGCGGCTTCGACGTGCGTTTCCATCGTGCGCACATTGGTCTGCATATTCCTGATATCGGTCTCAATGATCGCACTCGCCTGTCTGCTCCGCTCTGATGCTGCGGCGGATTGTGCGGAACTCGACGCAGAGCTTGCAGCAGAGGCCTTAGAGTCACTTGCGCTGCGTGCAGACTGATCGGCAGCACTGGCAGCGTTTTTTGCATTCAATACATAGGTCTGCAAGTCCGTCAGTCGCTGCTCCGGTGTTTTCGGGTCTCCCGCCGGCAACGTCACAGTGCGTCCGAGAACCTCATCATGCTCCTGCACAATCGCCGTCACCTTGTCCGTCATCGCCTCAATCGACGGCAGCGGATACTTGCTGCCGAGATTCGTGAGCTGATTGATCGGTGTCTTGCGATAGATTGTGATTGTCTTGCCATTCGGCAGTTTCGGCGGCTGCGCAGCGGCGGCGGGTGCCTGCCCGGGGGCATAGCCCGGATAGTGCACCACCTTTGCAGACACATCAACGAAATAATCCCGCGTGATCTCCGTCGTGATCTCCGTCGCCGTATCATAGACGGCAATGCGGATTGTATCTGCCGACGAAATATCAAACGAGAACGGGAATGACGTTGTCACCCCGTCCCCGCGATACGTCACTGATGTTTTCCGATGTTCGATCATAGAGATGCTCCTTTCTTATCACCGTACGCCGCGCGTACGGCTTTTCTTCTTTGGTTTCTTCGGCTTTTCGGGAACTTCACGCGGGCGCAGCTTCTTGTCAAAGATAGCCGCACGCAGAACATTCCTGATATCGGGGTCATAGTAGTTGTCCGTTTCCATCATGTCCTCGACATACAGCGCAATGGAAAAGAGCCCATCACTCACCGTATTTGTTACCCCGTGACGTGTCGCCGTGAGCGTGCTGACCGTTTGTGCGGCGGACTTTGCAATATCGAGATACCCGATTTCTTTCTGGGGCTTCCGATACTTCTTATCCTCCTCATACCGCTTGCGCTGTTGCTTCGTCATTTTCTTAACGCGGGCGCGTTCCTTCTCCTCTTCCTCCTCCCGCTTGAGATCGTCCTCCCCTTTTTTCATAATGAGGTTCCATGTCGCCAGTGCCTGTTTCCCGCCGCGTGATGCAAGCGCACCAAACTCAAAGGTTCGTCCATACGTTGTGCCGTCGAAGATTTGATCCAATGCAAAACCGGCAAAATCGCGTACCCCCGGGAACATTCCCGTTGCCGTGGACAATGTATTTTTCAGTACGATTTTCATCCAACGGTCTTCCCACGGGATTTCCACCTTGATGGTTTCCCCCGTCTTAGGGTCTTTCACCTTCCGATATTTGTCCTTATCGTCGTCGCCTTCCAGACCAAGCGCGGCTTTCCCGAGCCCGCCGAGGACACCGACAAGAACGATGCGGAAGAGGATGGTACGGGCAAGAGGCATCCAAACGTGAATATGCTTGTATCCCGTCTTGCTGTATTTTCCTCTGTAATGCGCTTCAAGAGCGGCGTTGTATTGCGTATTGAAGAAGGAAAAGAACGACGTGAACAGCTTGAACAATTCGCTGCGTGTACGCTGTGCTCCGGAAAGGTCTTTTGTTTGCCCCGAGCCGAATGTATCACGCACAGCCGCATCGCCCGCTTGCACTGCACGCGTTTCAGCCTCCTGTATGCGTTCGCGCTCATCGTATACGGGAAGCTCGCCCGCGCGTTCCAGTGCAAGCCCCGCCTGCGCAAACTCTTTTTCCTTCGCTCTGATCTGCTCCTGTAGCGTCGAATCCCCCGTCTCATCCATCTCACGGCGCAGGTCGTATATCTCTGCACGCAACGCATACACACGATCCTGCGCCTCTTTGTAGGTGCGCTTATTCGCCTCATTCTCCTCATTGATCTGTGCCAGAGCCTTTGGAAACGCCTCTTGATACACCTTGTTCCACAGCGGGACAGAGAATAGCTGATCTGTAAAACTGATACCGAAATAGGCATTGTCCCGCAAAAATTCAAGCGGTGCATACGTCGGGTCAAAGATATGCGGGTCGCGGCGTATATCACGCTCCATGTTGCTGATACGATCCGCCATAAAGGCAGACTTCTTTGCCATGTCGCGCAGGGCTTTTGGGTCCTTGCCAAAAATAGGAAGCCCTTCAAGATAAGCCTCTGCCGTTTTTTGCACGCCGATTTTATCCATGTTGAGGAACGTATTTGTCAGTACGTTCTCCAAACACGGCCACATACGCCAGCCCATAATCGCCATGGTGGAGTTGCGGCGGAGCCCGCCAATAATGCGGTTGATACCACTTGCCGCAGAATCAGACGTTTCTACGGGAATCGCCCACACATCAACTGCCCACTGTTTCAGATAGTTGTAGATCGGGCGTCCGTAGTTGGATGTAACATACGCCTCAAACTCTTTGTCATTGATAATGCGGTACACGTCACGCACCGCAATACGGAACGCGATGTTATGTGACGCATTAAAGACATGCTCTTTTAGCACGTCGAATTTCAACAGTACAGGTGCAACAACATCCCCTTTGGAACGCTCTTTCACATGACTGCGCTTTGTGCCGAACACCTGCGCCCCCGTCATGCGCCCCTTGACATCTTCTTCGGTCTGCTTGTCGTTGACCTTCGACGCTTTCTCCGGGTTGTACCGCAGAGGATAGTACCCGCCCTGCAGCGTGATCTCCTTTCCCTCCGCTGTCTCAATGGTAAATGCAGATGCAGGGACTTTGCCGATGTGTGCGCCGTTCAAGCGTTCTTCGACACGTGCGCTCTCTTCCCAGAACGTATCCAGGAGATTCCAAACCTCCTGTACGACCTTCCAGTCCTTCTCCGTCATGTTCTCCTTGAGTGTGCGCATGACATCCAGCCTTTGACCGATATCATCCATCACGCGCTTGCGGTTGGTCTCCGTCCCCCAGTTAAAGGCGAGGCAAAAGACCTCTTCTTTTGAGAGCATATCACCGTAGGCGTTGATGTTCTTCTTGCTCCACTTCATCTTTTCGCTTTTGGAATAGACGGAGAAGATTTTTTCAAGTGCCCCCCTCTTTTCCTCAAGCAATTCGGATTCCTTCATCTGTGCGCGTTCATATGTGCCATAGATATAACGATGCGCTTTATCGCCCATGAGCCGGAGGATAAGCTCCGGCTTTGTCAGTTCCTTATTCCCTTTTTGTGCCGCTTTGGCGACAACCTCACCGAGGAGCGGAATTTTCGCAAGCAGTTCACTGTATCCCATCCCACCGACATCATCCGAGACAGGACGCTCCACAACGCCCGAGGGCTTCAGTGTGGTATCGTCAACAAAGATTTCTGTGAGAATATCGTCCTTGGTTTTCCCCTGCATGCTCTTTGTCAGCATATCGTTGCGGTTACGCCCGACATTGTAAAGGACATTCATCGCATTCACGATATCCGCGAAATCGTCCAGCTGCATATCCTTGTACTTCTTCTTTTCCTCCGTAATGAGATCAAGAAGATCGGACGGGTCACAGGCGTCGATGTCGTTATTATCCTTGTACTGCGCGAAGAGGTCGGAGAGCTTCGTGCAATCGACAGGCTTTTCCGCGTCGTTTGCTTTCAGCCCGAGGAGATAGCCGATGTGATTCAGCCAGTACCGCTCATCCGCCGCAAGGCGTACCGTACGCGCACTGAGTTTCCGCTTCACATTGGCAAGCAACTGATTCAGCCGTTTTTCGTTCTCCTCGGCAACATAGGCGCACGCCGCCGCAAATGCCTGTTGCTCTTTGAGTTCAAGCACCTCCGACCATTTCCCCGCCGTCGCCGCCTTATTGAGCGCACGGGCGTATTGACGCTCCTTGCGGCGGAAAAAGCGCGGGTTGCAGGATTCACTGATCGTGCGCTCCCGCAAATACATCCGCGCCTGTTCCCGCAGGAATTTCTCATGCGCATAGGCAGAGCGTTCATATTCCTTGCGCGTCTGCTCCTTTGTCCCGCGTCGCGTATCGGATTCCTTCTTCTCCGCATCCTCCGCAGCTTTTTTCTTGACCTCCTCGGGCGCATTGCCACTAAGGACACGCATCATGCGCTCCTTGCGCCGCAGCGCGGCGGATTCGATGGCAAGGCGTCTGTGATATGCCTTCGGCGTCTGCATCGCACGCGCCACGTTTTCATCCGACAAATGCGCCTGCATGATCTGCTCGTCCAGATTGCGGGCATATTCGTCTACGTGCTTCTGAAGCTCTTCCTCCAATGTCTTGCGCCCCGCCCGCGCTTTCTTATAGGCGGCATAGGACGGAAACCAATTCATGACAACATCGGTATCACCGCCCTCTCGCATCGCATACTCCGCGAGATAGACCGGATCGTTTTCAAGCTCTGCCCGCTTGCGTTCGCGTTCCGCTCCTACCTTTTCATCAAATTCCTCCCGCGCCTCCTTCTTCAGATCTTTCATGACACGCTTGCGCAGAATATCCTCTGCCTCTTCCTGCGCCTCCTGCGTCCAGCGTTGGTAAAGCTCTGCCTCCGTCTCCCCAAGGAGGGATTCAATGCTCTCTTTGCCGAGCAGCTCCTCCATCGGGCGGAAACGCGCGTCAAGCTGCGCCGCCTTGATTTCCTCCTCCGTCGCAATCATACGCGCCATGACCGCCTGTACCTCTGCCGACGGCATTGCGCCGACGTTCTTTGCGAGATTGTAGATCCTGCGCAGGAACGCCTTGAATCGGCGGAATACGCCCTTCATCGCCGCAGACGGTGCTTTCCCTTCGGACAGGTACATCTCAAACCCACGGGCAAACCGCTCCTGCCTCCACCGCTCCATCGCGGCTTTCTCTGCGACCGCATCGCCCGACTTCTTCGCCGCAAGGATCGCGTTCTCGTGGTCGCGGAACTCATCGGCGAAATCCGTATCTGCATACTCCTCCGCCGCGCCCTCGTGCCACTGTGCCCACGCATTGACCGTCTCAAGGTCTTTCGCAGAGGCTTCGTCCATCTTCGCGAGCTCGTCCAAATCCATCAAGAACATGTGCCCCATCTCGTGCATGAATGTCGATTCATCCGCACTCTCAAAGAGCGTGATAATGCGCTTGCCGTCCTCCTTTGAGATTTCTCCCTTCACCTCCTGACGGAGCATCTGATTGAACTTCTCGATGATGGAGATCGCCTTGTCGTCGAAGATGACAAAACAGCGGCCGTCACGTTGTCCGTCATATGTGATGCCCTTGATACCGACCTCGTTCAACGCGAGAGAGGCGGCTTTGCCCCCACCGAGACGATTACTTAACTGTAGGTAAATCTCGCGCCCATCTTGCGCTGTTTGCAAATCTGCGGTATTTCCACTTCTACTGAATACATCTTCAAGCTTCTCCTGCACGAACTTCGGCTGCTCATTGAACGGCTTCTGCTCATCGAGAAGAACGTCGTCATCGGGAATCTCCACCTTGAAAAGCTTTCCTACCGGTTCTTGTACCTCCAAATGAAATTTGTCAGGATCAACCGCATCAATCACCCGAATCTGCGATTCTTCCTCATGTGCACGTGCGTCGTAGAGTTCTCTCGCCTTTTTCAGAGCCTGCACAAGATCTGCCGTCGTGCGTCGCTTGCCGGGCACAGAGGTCTCAGCTGCGTCCATGGTCAATCTCGGAGAGCTATACTTATCCACCGAGTTCAACAATGCACGAACAGAAATTTTGGGATTCTCCTCATAGAGTGCAAGTGGAACATCAAACTCTGCCCGCTTTTTCTCATGCATCTCTTTATCACGTATGTGCTCATCACGCATCATACGCAATACATCAGCCGCACTCTTTCCTCTCAGCAGGTCAAGATAGTAGTTCTCGAATCCCCGTAGTGCCCCCTGTACGTCAGGCGGTTGTTCGTTGAGAGACTTACCGTCATATGTCAGTGTGTGGATTGCTTTCTTTTTTGCCTTCTTGAGCCACTCCTTATACCGCTCCGACACCTCCCGATTTTGCGCAAAGTACAGTCCCCATCCATGCGCCTGTCGACCTTCACCCGCTCCAATCATCTCAAGCAGGAATTCACGGAAGTCATACGGAGAGCCGTGCCATGCGGATTGGCTGAACGTCTCTGTTTCAGATGCTTTCCACTGTAACTTATTGGGGTCAATCTTCTTCAGTACATCCACACGACGTTGAGACATATCGATTGACTTTTGTATCCCTTCTTTCTCATACGCCAAGTCCGCCGCAAGGCCATCGCTCGAAGGATAGTTAATCGTCGACATAATGAAGCTATCAGGATGGAACTCCTTTGCAAAATCTTCCTTTGTTGTATTCGGGTTCTTTTCCAGCATAACGAGTGCTTTATTTACATTCGCAAGGCGTTTCTTATCAAGCTCTACCGTGCGCTCCCCACTTGCTAAAAGATCGTTATACTTTTCCCGCAGGCTCTCAGTGTCATGAACATTTTTCCATCCATCGAGCCGCTCCAATCCTTCAAGAACATCTCCCGATAGATTGCCCGCCTCTTTTCCATCATAGGTAAACTGAAACCCTGTGTTTTGCTCCGTACTTACTTCATCAGACGTCTCCTCCTGTCGCTGCCTATATTGTTCTTGCTCTTCCTCACTAAGTTCATCCCAACGCACCAATTTGAGGATTCCGATTACTTCCGCATTGCGAATGATTTTTTCATTTGGATCTTCCCCATAATCACTTGCTGTTCCGTCAACAAGATAGGCATGATCATACGGGTAACGATGACTCTTGTTTAATGTCTTAATGGCATTCTCCTTGAATTCATCGAGATCATCAAAACGCCATGAAGCCGCTATACCTATCGTGCATGTCCCATCAAGTTCTTCATCTGTCCAGTTCCCGTCTGGCCAGTTATGAGAGTTTTCAAGATCATCTCCCATCTTGTATTCTTCATCAGCAAATCGAATCCCAATATGCGCAGAGTTCAGAGCTCGGTTTTCATCCACATCTATAAACTGAATATCAACGACTTCCCCACTACCATTATCAAAAGGGACAGTCGCACTTACTGCACTCTGATAAAGTCCCGGATTCTCCTTTTTCAGCTTGCCTAAAGCTGTCTCATCTGGTATACTGAGTTTACTAAAGGACTGTTTCGTTAGTGGAGCATTATGACTCCCGGCCGCGCCCGTTCGGGTCGCGACCCAGCGTGCAGTCCTATTTTTATGCACATAGAGCAGGTGCTTGTCGTTCAAGCGATCGATATACCATGCGTCATTGGGCTGTCCGGATGGTGTTTCACGCCCATACGCGCTTGCAATCTTATTGAACCCCTTGCTCGTATTGAGGACGAACGGAATCATGACTGTTGCACCATTGATCTCTATATCGACAACAACAATTCTCTTCTGCGTGTCCTCAACGCCCGTTCTGCTGTCGATTGCCCGTAACACAAAAAGAGGATCTGCTATTTTTTTCGGCAGTTGGAGTAAATCCTTCCGTGTAAAATGGTGCTTATCGACAAGTTTTTGCAGAATGTTACTGTCAATCGCAATGTCCAGACTGCTGTCCGCACCAATCAAATCAAAGACTAGCGGGCTGCGCATCATAACATTATTACGCAATGCCAACTTTCCCGCAAAGAAATCATCGACCTTCTGTTTCCATGCAAGCATATCTTCTTTTAGGCGGCGTGCGGAACTGCTCTGTGCGAATCCGTCGCGCATATCCTTCCCGCCATAGCGCAAATCAAACCGCTTCTTGAAGTAATCCATCGCGGTATAGTTCTCGTTGCCCTTCTGAGTGCGCATAGCTTTGGCAAAGATATCCGCGTGATGAGCAAAGAGGAGCGCATTCATTCGCGCGACCTTCGTCTGCTTATCATCCTTCTGTTTGACACCGATTTTTTCAAGCATCTCCATGATTTGACGATAGACAGAATACGCCTCGGGGGACAGCCCCGCAGAGCCCTTGACCTCAAACGAATCGACCTTCATCATGCGGTCTTTGATGTTCTCAAGCGTCTTGATGTACCCGTTCAGTTCATCCAGTTCGCCGCGTGCGCCGTCCATCGCCTCCGCTGCTTCGCGCGTGGTCGGAATCCACCCCTCCACCTCGGGCGCAGACGCATCACCGACAGTGAGCAGATAGGCAAGATCACGCAGCTGCGCCTGATTTGGTGCTTTGCCATTTTCCTTGTAATACTCCTGATACCACGGCGCATTGTTGGAGACACGGATTCCGCGCCCATCTTCGCCGATCGGCAGGATGTCAACGCCCTGTTTCATCCCCTTTGAGAGCGCATCAATTGCAGGTTTCAGGATCTCATCCCGTGCCACCGTAAACTCGTTATAAAGCGTATTCCACCCTGCAGCAGGGTTATCGGGATTCTGTGAGATGACCGCTGTTGCCATCTCCCGCTCCCCATCCATGCGTACTTTTTCCTGTGCGTCAAGGTGATCGGCAGGCTTCGGGAAATACTCGTTTGCGACGTTGTTGATAACATCCGTCCGTGCCTTGATTGCACTCTTCTGCGCCCCTTCCAACGCATCAGAAATTGCTTTTGCATTCTCTTTCATGCGGGCGATGGAATCTGTCTCAGGTGCGAAGGAAACAGATTCAAGAAGCTGTGGGGTGGCCGCTGATTGTGCATATCGCTCTACGGGCACAAAGAGATGCCCGCCCGACTGTATTGTCTTTTCCAGTTCTTCATCACGGATTCCGGCGGTCTTTGCCACCTCCTTGAGGTCGGCAAGGCCGTTTTCCTTTTTCATCGCCATTTCGGTATCAATGTAGGCGTTCTCAAATCCCGTACCATGTACCTGTGTGCGGATGATCTTCTGCTGCACATCGGGGGCTGTCTGCTTCAGCTTTGCACTGGATGCCACCTGTTGGAGACGGTCAAGCATGACGGTCCCTGTCATTGTCCTCTGCGCTGCGAGCTGCTCCTGCACCTTCTCTGAGGAGAGCCGCCGCGCATGACGCACGCTTCCGATCGACGCACCGCCCATCGTGGACATCACACCGAATCCAAGCCCCGCAGGAAACGCCTCAACGCTCGATATAAGTGCGTTCGCCACCATATCGCCAAGACTATATGCCTTGTCCGCTGCACGCCCGTTAGAGGCACTCACGATGCGGTTGTAGATGAGATCATCCGAGAGAGACTGCGCCCCCTCTTCGAGCGATTCCGTTGCAGCAATTTTGAGTGTGTCCTTCACCTGCGACTTTGCAAAGGCGGAGATGGATTCACGCTTTGCCACATCATACTTCGCCGCATCGACAACGCCCTTGATTGCCGTCTCCGCATAGCCGCTCTTGCCAAGAGCATTGACACCACGAACAAGCGGCTTTGCCGCAATACCGAAGTTCGCCAACTCGATACCTGCATTCGCCGCACCACCGAGAGCCGCATAAAGCCGTCTGTCATTGTCCGTGAGAAGCGGATTGCCGTCCTTATCCTTCATCTCCCCGTATTCGGCATAACGAGCACCTGTCTCAGGGCGGCGCATTCCCTCGAACATACCCGACTGCATACCGCGCGTCATTGCGGTACGCACGGCTTGCCGACGTGCGGTACTGCCAAGCACGGAGCGGGAAAAACTGGTAACAAAGCCTCTAGCAAAACCTGCAGTAAAGCCCGCACCCGCACCGACCGCCCCGCCGAGGAGTGTGCCGCCGCCCGGCTCAATCGCCGTACCTGCCGCCGCCATTGCAATCGCAGCCGCCTCCGCCGTAATGAGCCCATCCCGCACACCGACGCGCACAGATTCCAGCATCTCCGGACCCGACGATGCCATACCACCAACAATCGCCGCAAGAGGATCGTCAAGGAAAGACGGCTTTTCCTTCTTGTCCTCCTCCATCATCTGCGCGAGGTCGGCGGCACGCTGACGATCATTGTCATCGGCGGCACCGATCATGATCTTATACTGCAGATTGTCATATTCAAGCTTCTTATTGCCATGCGCAAGAAAATGTGTGAACGTCTCCACAATCCCATGCGTCTGACGCACGGATTCAATGTCATGCAGAGCAAGAGCCGCATCGCGCGGGCTCATCTTTGCAACGTCCCGCAGTTCAGGGAATTCCTGCCAGACCGCCTCCATGGAGAAATCCCCCTGCATGAGGTTCTTCTTCATGTTCGCGTAGTCATTGATACGGAGTGCCTGTTTGAATGCAACATCATCGTCCATAAAGGCATCGGCAGAAATGCCTGTATTCGCTTCAATCTCGCGTGCCTTACGGAGCTTATCCTCATCCGTCATGAAGTAATTGACGAACGTCTCCGTCCCGCGCACATCCTGTGCAAATTCGCTGCCCTCATCAGCACTCTGCTCGATTTTCGACCCGATGTACGATCGCAGCGGGCGTGTTGTATGGTCGGCAACAACGCGCACGGGAGCGAGCATAAAATCCACTCCCGCACCACGGAGATCACGAGATGCCTCTTGTACCTCAGGGGTTGGAATATACACCCCGTACTTGTCGCGCGACGCAATCTGCGCTGCATGGAGTTCCTCATAGGCATTGACAACTCTTGTGCCTGTAGAGATTGCTGTCGTCGCAAGATCGCGCCCCGTATCCATGACCGCGTCCGCCATCGTTCCTTCGGTGAGCCGCTCATACCACGGCTTGGCAGCCCATGCCGCTTGATTCTGTGCCTGAGCTTCCTGCGCCTCATGCGCCTGATTCAACTCCTCTGCGCGTGCACGCATCCGATCCACATCAAACGCCATAATCAGCCCTCCTCGTCAATAATTCCTTGAAAATTGTCATCCAGATAGTACGGAAGTGCCTTCGATAGGATGATAATATTCGCCGTTGGCGTTCCGCCCATATCAAGCATCTCCTCAAACGCACCACCAAGCCCCCGTCGTTCAATAAAGTCCGTGACCTGAGAGCGAATCTCCGACGAGTTCTCGTAGAGTTCCAAGTCCGCCGCATCTTCTTCTGATAGATAACCAAGATCCGCATAGATGTTGCCCGCACGACGTGCTTCCAAAAGTTCCGCTTTTGTAATCGTCGTGCCTTTCCTGAGATGTTCCGCAAACCGATTGAGAGCCTTTGCCTCCTCTGGATATGCCTTTGACCAACTCTTACCGTTATTCGTACCGCTCCGACCCGCACCGCTCGTTTTACCCGTATTTTTATTGACGTGATAATACTGCGCAATCTGACCTTCCAACGTATTGCGCTCTTTCATGTCAAGGTCTTGTGCATAGAGCATGGAGATTGCCGCACTGTAACTTCCCGCATTCTGCGCCGCCTGCAATATCCCGTTCAGATACTGCCCGCGCTGCTGCTGATAAGCCTGCTCCGCATCTTTTCCGAGTGCGCTGACGAGCTTCATCAGATGGTCGCGTTTTTCAGGGTCGTAGGCACTGACCGTACGTTCTGCGCCACCAGCACGCCCAAGTGCCTGCTGCACATATTCACGTATGGACGGCTCATCACCGTTCCCCTGCCTTGCATCCCACGAATAATGACCGCCCTCACCGATTGCGTCCGCTTCTCCATCGTGCCAACGCTCACCGTTTCGATATCCTGCATACCAAGCAACAAGAGCACCTTCCGCGCCGAGTTCGTCGTAATACTGCCCGAGCTTGTACTTTGCGACAATCTCCTGATTCTCCGGTGTTTGCGGTGCATCTGCAGAGAGTCCTGCCTCCTGTGCCCATGACGGCCAGTTCTCCGGCATGATCTGATACTTGCCGAATGCGCCCGTGCGCCCGTTCTGCGCGTTATAATTCCCGCCGGATTCTTGTCCAGCAACCGCCGCGAAAAAATCTTCCTTGTTTTTGATTGCACCGCCGATACGCTTCGTCGCAGTCTTACCACAGATTTCATTCACATATTCCAGTGCTTTTGCTTCGTTGAAATGATTTCCCTCCCACACGCCGGGCTTGCTGAATATTTCATGCGCAAGCGAATCAAATTCCTTTGCCTCCGTGTGTTTTTTAGACACCCGCGCCAACTTCCAGTAGGTATCCGGATCCATCTCATTCCGGAAGCGTCCCAGAATCTCATCTGCGCGGTCGTAATCCTCGTTTTCGAGTGCTGCACCTGCGGCGGCGGCGGCAATATTCGTCACCATCTTTCGACGTTCGGCCGCGAGCTGTGCCCCCGACCATCCCTCCTTTTGTGCCTGTGCCGCGAGGAGAACGTCGCTCTGATTCACATACATGGTCGGCGCACCATTCACCTGCCACGTCAGAGCCGCCTGCTGCGCGTTCGTCTGAAGGTTGGAAGCAAACGTCGCCTCCTCCACCTTTTTGCCCTCTGCCATCTCCTTGGAGGCGGCAATGCGCTGGAAGTTCGCCATATTCTCATTGAGATTGCCCTTGAGAGCAAAGCGCACACGGGGGTTATAGTTCTTGCTGACATCCTCATAGGTCTTGTTGATTGCGTCGGTCGTACGGTCGATGAGCCCCTTTGCGTTTTCCCCCACACCTGTCGTAAATAATCCCTGCTCCCCATAGAGCTGCTGCGTAAGGCTCGTCATAACCTCGTTGCGGGCTTTCATCACATCGGCGGCATCCAGATCGTCCTGCCTCTGTGCTGCGACACGCGCCACCTGCCCGACGGCCGCCGCCATCTTTCCGTAGTCCTCACCGCTCGTACCGTAGGCATTCACATCACCAGAGACGCGCACAGCGGGTGGATTCATCATATGCGGCTCTACTGCCGGCGTATACGTTGAGAACTTCATATGTCACCATCTCCCACGCGGATTGTAGTTCTTCAATCCCTTGCCGAACGAATCAAAGGACGGATTCTGCTTAAAGTAATCCGTCCCGAACGTATAGCCTGTTTTAGAGTTGTAGAACGCCGATGTACCATAGCCCATATCCCGCGCTCCGACACCTGCCTGCATATTCCCCGTCGCTTTGCCCGCATTTTTCCACGGCTGTGCCGCACCGTAGACGCTCGCCGCCGTCCCGAGGATCGTAGCGAACCCCGCCATCCGCGCTGCACGCTTTACATTGCCCGCCGCCGCATTCGCCTGATTCGCCTGATTGATGTAGTTGCTCTCCGCGACACGGGAACTATAGTTATCGTTGCGCTGATTCATGAGGAGGTTCACCGCGTCTTTGTTATAGGCGTCATAGCCGGAGGAGAGAATATCCATCGCAGAGCCCGCAAAGTTCAGCCCCGCCGCGCCTGTCTCCGCACGCTGCGCCCCCATAGCCAAACGATGACGCGCTCGTAGTGCCTCTTGCTGCTGCGCATAGTTATCCGCGATCTGTTCCTGCTTACGGTTTTCGATGCGTGCATTTTGTGCCGCTGCATCCGCCTGTGCACGATACATGGATGCCTGTGCATTCGCCTGCGCCTGTTGCTGACGGTACTGGAAAAGCCCTCCGAGTGCCGTGAGCCCTGCCACCCATCCGCACATATTATTTCCTCCCTTCTCCTTCGATTGTGAACGGGATAAACTGCTCACCACCGACCGTAATCTCCCGATGAAACACGGCACCGCAGTACTTGAGCCAACGAATTGCGTCTTTGTTGAACGCCCCGACCGCATTGTAGAGCACGCCAAACCGCCGCGCCCAGTCCGTTAGAATACGTTTGGATTCCACTGCGAACGCGTAACGGTTCTTTGCCACACGCTCCGTCCCGAGACACCAGATCAGCCGCCCCGGATTGCCGAGCACTTCCCGATATCCCCAGATTGCCACAAGCCCCGTGCGGTCGTATGCGGCAAAGCACTCCTCCGAAAGAAACACCGAATCATAGATTTCGTTCTCGATGGATCCGCTTTCACAGACCCCCGCCGTGAGTTCCCTGCGGTCGGCGGCACGCAGCTCGCCGAGAAGCGTCCACACAAGCTGCTCTTTCTTCTTCTGCTTCGTAATTTTCTTGATCTCGTAGTTACCCACCAAAAGACACCTCCCTGATGATTGCCGAGAGACTGAACGGGTAGGGCGTATCATGCGTAATGCAGGTACGCCCGTCTTTATCCCATCCACCCGCCGGAAGCGTTACCTCCTTATCGCCCGTATAGAGCACATTCTCATCCAGCTCCATACGCTCAGGATCATAAATAATGTCATCCTGCATCTCCGCATTTTGCCCGATGCGCCCGCCGTAAGACTTCGTGAGACGCAGAATCGCCTTGCGTACCATCTTCCTGCGCCCTTGTACCGTTCCTGTTTCCGTATTGCCCACATCCCAGTTCGGCTGCACGAGTGTCATCGTATACGGCAGGCCGACCGTGACGCGTCTTGCCGCCTGCGGAAGACGTGCCGAGGCATTCATCGTAATCCCATCATCGTGATACCCGTCTGACATCACCGCGACCTTCTTGCCCGCAAGGACATCCTTGCCGGGGATCTCTGTCTGCGGCGACGGGTACGTCACGGCAATCGCCGCATCCGCCATCACATAATCCTGCTCAGCCTCCGATTCCCCGTGGGGTGCGAAATACTCAAGATAGCGCACCGTCTTGCCATTGATGATCCGCTCCACAATCACATAGATACGATCCGTATTTCCGCTGCTCACGGCACAGACCGCCTTGTATTTCCCATCCGTCACAAAATGGCTCCACGCATATACTTTCTGATCCATGACATACGTCAGACAGAGCAGTTGCCCATCGTCCGTTACGAAATAGACCAGGCTATCAGGCTCCTGCGCGTATGCGGCGCTCACAATCGCACGCCCGCGCACCAGATGTTTTGCAAGAAGTGTCAGATCAGCTCCTACATAACCGTCTGCCTCGTAGGAGTAACCAGTATCGCGGACGATCGCGCCGCGCCGCTGCACATAAATAATGCGATTGCCGACGCGCAGCGGGGGAACATTACTGCATCCGTAGTTCTCCTGATTCTTCGGCGTGATGTTCGTCGGCTTGACCGTCTCGGAACCCGCAACCGTCCATGTGTTTCCATCGGTGAAAATCACCAGATCGTTGCCCACATCCATATGCGAAATAGAATACGCCTGCCGCGAGAGCAGATCAGCGGTAACGGCACTGTCATCCGTCACCGTACCTGATTCCTTTTCAACGCCGAAATTCTCATAGTCCCCGCTCCTCGACATCCAGAGCCGCTGCGGATACTTCTTGTTCCCGCCGAAGCACAGACGGTCTTGAAAGAACGCCGCACAGCGCGGATAGCCGTTCGTACGCGACCATGCCCCCCAGTACCAATCCGCAGTAGGTGTAATTCCACCGAGGTCTTTTGTTACACGGGCCGTCGCTGTCTTTGCATTCTGCACGGCTGTAATGGTTGCATACCCCGTATGCTTATAGGGATATGCGGAGAGGTCTACGTTACATGTCCCACTCGTAATTTCCGCACGCACATGGAGCAGGCTGTATTCCTCTACGTCGCCCGATTCGGTTGGATTATAGTCGTTATTGGAGGTATAGGCACGCAGATTGACCCATGTACGCCCGCCATCCGTGGACTGCTGCACAAATATTTTCCCCGTCCATGTCCCATGAGATATGACTTTCCATGTCCGCCCGACCTTGATATTCCGGCTATACATCGCGCGTTGATCGAGCGCATACTCTCGTGTTTCGCCGCTGCTCGTCGTAATGGTGAGCTTTACCCCTCCTGTAATATTTTCTACACGCATACTGATGAGTTCATCGAACCCATACCCAATAACTGCTTCCGTCAGCTGCCCCTGCATCATCCATTCTCCCGTACCACTCTTACTAGCAAGGTCGGTTGTCGTCTGATCCCATCCCTGGAATTCATCTTCGTAGCTGACAAGGGCCTGCAGCGTTACTTTACAGTTGCCGGTACCGCTCTTTTTGATCGTATAGGTCTCCCCCATATGCGCAGGAATTTCCGGCGAATAGAACGAGGTCCCTCCCGCCGTTGCAGAGATGGAGACCGTTTCTCCATCCACATACTGTTCTATTTGCAGGTCATCTCCTACGCGTTCCGAGGAAAAAACATCCTTGGCTGCGTTCAGCGTAATGTTTCCTGTAATTCCTCTGGGACGTATCGTCGACGCTTCATCACTGTTGATATCCCCGTACGCCTGACGCGTCCACGCAATATCTGTGAGCCGCCAATCCTGCTCGCTATAGCGCGAAAGCTTCTTGACCGGATGATTGCCCGAACAGATATACATAACATCAACGGACTGCACAAAGCGCAGATTCCGAAGATCATCAGGTACAAATGGTGTTTCCAGTTCAAACGGCAGGTGCACACCATCCCGCCATATGCGGATATAGCGGTCTCCAAATTCGAGAAGATATGAAATCTCTACCGAATACTCAAAGCGCACGAGGATCGCCGCGCGGTCATCGTACTTCATGCGCCCTGCATAGATACTGCCAGGTCGCTTGTAGACAGGACCATACGGGCGGATGATCGCATTCTCCGCCGTGAGGAGTGCCAATTGATACTTTTCAAGATCGACACGCGACGCGACTTCCCCCGAGATTTCCCCGCCCGTAAATGCGGGCTGAATGGAATAAAATACAGTCGGCTGAACCATCGCCGAATCCTCCTCTCATCATGTAAATCGCTCATTCGCATACTTGTTTGGATACTGCATCTGCCGCGCCTTTTCAAGTGCACTGTAGTACCGCGCTGTCATGATCGACTGCTGTGCGAGCTGCATATGCTGTGCGGCGATGGTCGCATTTCCAGTAATTCCCGTCGCGATGGAGGAGGCAAGAAGATGCGCGAGGCCTTCCACAAATTCCTCACTGAAATTCACGGGGTCTTTCACGTTCTCCGTATATTCTGCCCATGCCTCCTGCACATCCGTAGCAATCCCTTTACACCCGCCAATTGTCACAATCTCATAATCCTCCGGCTCAGTCTCCTTCTTTCGCGCACTCTCTGCGTTGTAGACATAGAGCACGCTCAGACAGTCGGCGGGATAGGCATAGACAACATCCCAGCCAGGCATCGTGTCCGCGAAAAGTGCGAGTTTTTCCACACGCTTGGCAAACCCCCACGGATATGCCGTGAGCATACGGCGGCGGTCGTGGTCATAGTGCACCTTGCACTTGCGTGCTTCTTCGCTTGCATCGTCTATGCTGTTGATACGCCCCTGCCCGATATAGGAGAGTGCCATGTTGCAAATCTCTGTACTGTTCATCTGGATACCTCCTTGCCATAATGTCATAGCTGTTATGGCACTACGGCAAAGGCAGAAGGAATCACCTTCTGCTCTGCCTGCTTCATCGATGTAATATCAGCGATCGATATTGTCGTCGAGGACAAGCCCCGCAGTCACCGTTCCTTTCGCGTAGGTGCTCGTCCCTTTGATGCGCAGATAGCCCAGATTGCCGCGCGGCAGATGCACCGAGAGCGGCACCTGATCGTAGGTGCCGAGGGACTTTGGTGCTGCGAAGTTTTCCGTCGCCGAGGTCTCAAGCACGGTCTTGAATGTGCCCGTCCCACCATTCTTTACGCGCAGGACAAGAACGACAGGATCCCCAGCATCGCCGGGACCGACCTTCAAAACGTCCGAATCAATCGCCCCATTCGACAGGGCTTTCGCGTTGTAAAACAGATTTTCTCCGTCCAAAATCGCCATTGTTGTCACTCCTTCCCTTAAACGACAGTGACGCCACTCTCCTGATCAGAGATGGCGTCACATTTCTTGATTTCAATGCCCCCGAAATAGAGGTGCGGCACATCCTGCGCAAGCTCCTGCCGCGTCACATGGACGTTGTTCTTGTCGAGCAGGTAAATCTCGAACCAGTTGTAGAGCGATTCGGAGACATACATCACAACCCTCTTGTCACGCGACTGAAGATTGCGGATGCGGTTCTTCGCCGTGACAAACTTCTCAATCAGCTTCAGCTTGTCCGCGCTGGCCATAGAGCCCGTGATCTTATCCACGTCGATGTTGCGCACAGCGGCGTTCGCGCGGATATCCCCGACCGAGAGCCCCGCTTTCCACGTAAAGAGCGTGGTGAGTGCCTGATATTCCTTGCCATCGGGGTCAAGTACCGTCTGTTCGCCAAGATCACGCTGCTTGAGACCTGCCTGCGAGTTCTTCGGATAAATTCCGCTCGTCGCGTGCGTACCCCAGCCGACGAGGAATGCCGATGTGTTCTTTGCACCCGCATTTGCGGTCATACCGCCGATGACCTGATAGCCCGCAGTGTTCTTCTCTCCGCCAATGACGGGATAGCGCATCGAGAGACCGTTGAAGGTATCGAGGTCATCCTCTGCGTTGCCATAGAAGATATTCGCGGCGATCGCGTCCGAGAAACCACCGACAAAAGCCGCGTCCTCACTGCGGCGGAACTGCTCACCGTTTGGTGCAAGCGCAATCTCCTCAATATCCACGCAAGAACGATCTTCGAGGATAATGCAGGTGTCCTGCACCTGCTTGGTCGTGGACTTGTGCCGCGTCACGCCACGATTGATGCGGCGTACCGAAGGCTTCGGCATGGACGTGCGAATCGTCGTGCGGTTGCCCGTCGGCAGATTGCCCATCTTCCATGTAATATCATCCATGATGGGGTTTGCATTGAGAAGTGCCTCGATGATGAAATCGACGCTCCCATCGGGCGCAAGACGCTTCCGAAGATCAGAAAGCGTCAGTGCCTGTGTTCCGAGTGTTGCCATAATAGAATCCTCCTTTTAGCTGTACTTCTTGAAATCTGTGTTCGGGTAGATGGACTTCTCCGTCCCGGCGGAACCATTACGGTCTCCTCCATCCTCTCCGATGAGCTCACCAACCGCCGCCATGAGGCGAATCATCTCAACACGATTGCCCGCGCCTGTCTCGTTGAGCATTGCAGTGAATCCCGGTACCTTTGCGGCAAGTGCATCGCGTGCGGCGGCCGCCTTTGCAACGGTCGCATCAAACTCCCCGCCGAGCTGTGTGCGTGCTTCATCAGCCCATGCCGCCTGCGTGTCATAGACTGCCTTCAAAGCAGCATCTGCGCCCTGCTGCATGTACTGCATGCCATAGGCGGCAATCGCACTTGCCTGCTCCTGAGAGAGCCCTGCCTTCTTTGCGACCTCTCCAAATGCGGCGGCGGATGCTTCGTCATAGTCCATACCATCAGGAACAATGTTCTTGAAGTCATAGGCATCGGGAACACCTGCAGTTTTTGCAGGATCATTCTTGCCGTCGCCGCCGAGAATGGTATTGCCGCCGGGCTTTCCGCCATCGCCGCCCATATTGTTATCTGCCGGGGGATCTCCTTTCCCTCCTTCTCCCCCTGTACCATCTGCGTCAGGCGGCGTATCCGTAGCACCTGCCGCGCCATCCCCGCCGCCGTCTGTGTCATCTCCTGCAAATCTCTGCAAATCAAAGACCGATTCCTTTTTCATTTTCTGCCTCCTTTTCTGCTGCACGAATGAGGCTTTCGAGCTCATTCATAAATGCGTAATACTCACTCTCTGCCTGCTGTTTTGCAACAAGATCATCAGTGACAAGATTCTTGATGTGGAGCCCTACGCGCCGCTCGCCCTCCATGATGAGAAGGCGATGCACGTTGTCTTCCGGGAATGGCGCATCGCTGATGAGATGACAGCGTTCAAAGAGCCGCATAAGGAACCAGCGCCCCTCCGGCTCATTGAGCATGTAGAGGAGTGCGGCCTTGTCTTTGACCGCGATCTTTCCATTTGCAATACGCCGCAGCTTATCCGCTGCGCTCTGCTCGTGTTCCATTCACGCCTCCTATCATACCTGTGTCATCCCAAAGAGCTGCTGCAGAGCAGGATTCCCATCCTGCGCCGCCTCTGTGGCGTTCTTTGCCGCCTGTGCCGCAGGTGCCGCCATCTGTGCCATTGCGGCTGCCTCCTGCATCTGTTGCTGCTTCTGTGCCATCTCCTGCTTTTGCTGCTGAATCGCCTCATATTCGTCATCCGTGCGTTTGATTGCCGCAGGTGCGCCGAGCATATCAAAGTAGCGGTTGATGGTCTCATTCCAGTTCATCTTATCGAGGATGTCCTGATTGAACTGCGCAATCTGCGCAAGGAAGGCAACCCCCTGTTCAATGTTGACAAGGCCGCTCATCTTCTGCGCCTGTGCGAGCGGACTGATGTACTCAATCTTGAGTTCCTGATCGCGCAGAATCTCTGCCATCTCTTCATCCTCCGGCTCCGGGAACATGTGCGCACGGTCGAGGATATTGTAGACGCGCTCAATGATGCGCCCGAGGAATTCAAACTGCATCCGCTGCACCACGGGGCCAAGGATATTCATTTTCTCCTGCGTACGTTCAAGCACTTCCCGCGCGGTCATGCTCTTTTCCTGTTGGTCAAGCATCATGAAGAGATCGGCGGAGTATGCGCGTTTGATACGTGTCGTTACGTCGGTTACCACCTCACGCAGATGGTCGAGATTGCCCTGCACCTGGAAGAGCGGCGTCACCGCATCTTTTTGCTGCACGAACGTCTTACCGCCCGGCACAAGGTTAATGCCCTTAATACCAAGTGAATCATCTGCCACGACAGGCGGTTTCACACTCAGCTCGACCATGGTCAGCTTGTCCTTTTCAAGGAGATGCAGGATTTTCGCATCGCCCTCTGCAAACCATCCGGGTCCCTTGCCATAGCTTTCATTGCCTGTGATGAGGTACCGCGCCACGGGCACGGGCCATTCGTGGAAGCCGCCCACATGAAGATATTCATCCTCCGCACTACCTTCGAGGTAGTACACGGAAATATAGGGCAGGTGAAAACTGCCAATCTTTTGTGGGTCATGGTGCCGATTGGCACCGACATACCATATGACCGTATGATCTGCCTTGATGCCGGGCCCGTTCGTGACCTCGTTGCGGATGTTCTCCGGTACGTTCTCCATGCCGAATTTATCCACGAGCTGTGCAGCACTCATCTTGTAGCGGCGGCAAAACGTCTGAACCGTTCCATCGGGTCCGTTCTCCATGGCGTAGCTGCCAATGGGATACGGGACGAAATGGACGCCGTACTGATGATCTGGAAAGATACCGAGCGGTGCCTGTCCGAACGCAAGCTCTAAATAACAGCTGTGAACAGCCGTATAGAAATTGCTCTTTTCGAGCACGTCCGCAAGGATGTCAATGCGCTCGTCAAGGATTTTGCCAAGGTCGGAGTTATCCTTGAGTTCGGTGTTCGCAAAGTCGAGCCGGAACCACTTGCGTGAAGGCGGTGTGAGACCGCCCATAACGCCCGCCGCAAAGATCTGATTGCTGTCCCATGCGCAGTTATGCCAGACGCTTGTGTCCTTGCGCCTCCCCGCATTGCTTTCATCATCTACGCCGTCAAAGGCGCCGATGTATGGCAACTGGTATTCGCGGATCGCCTTCCAGCGCGTCTCATAGGTGTGGCGCTTTTCGATGAGCTGCTTGACTGTATGCTCGATTGGTTTTCGATTGAGCTCAATACGCGCGGCCAGATCGCTCGCACGAATGAGCGGGGGCAGACGCGCCCCCTGTGTTATTTGTTCCTGCATAGCTCCTCCTTATCCGAGGGTATTGCGCCCACCACCGCCCGTGAGCGTCCCGAGAATGGTGTCACGGTCACTACTGAGCATCGTCGATGCACGCCCATGACGGCGTTTCTGACTCTTTGCCGCACTGTCACCGGAACCAACATCCGAGGACTGCACCACCGTCGGTGCCGGGTCTACCTTCGGCGGCGGCGTATAGGATGCACCGCCACCGCTTCCTCCTGTACACATAGGATCACCTCCTTTCATGGCAATAAAAAAACAACGTGAAGTTTTTTCACATTGCTTTTTGATTTTGCGCATTGCTGTTTCAAAATGGGTCATAGTCGGTGTTGCACATGGTATCCCGCCATCCGCTTTCCACACGGATGGGGAATGCAAAGGTAAGGGCGAGCGCGTCCGCTTTGTTGGGCGAGGCAAGCCCGCGCTTTTTCATGTCCTCTTTGCTCTCGAGTTGGAGTTTTCCACTGCGGTTCATGAATGCTTCGGGCCCCGCGAGATCATCGCGCAGCTGCATGTCATCCGGCAGTGCTCCAATGGTCTTGATCCACTCTTTCATTTCACTCCACATCTCCGCGCGCTTGTTGGCATAGTATTCATCCCGTGGTTTTGCCGCAAAGGATACGAGATTCCAGCTGCGCCCCATATTGCGCCCAACGGAATAGATGCCAGTACCATAGCCCTGATCGATGTTGACTGCAACGGCACGGTACTGATCTTCGAGGTATGCGATGATCTCCGCCATGTGTACGTCATCATCGTTCTTTTGGTAGGTGGCAAGATGTTTGCACATGGATCCTTGCCGGAGGAATATCTCAAGGGTGTCCTCTCCCGTCCACGCAGGATCCACACCGATGATGGCGGGCGCAAAGTCAAATTCGTGTTTGTGGATAACGCGCTTTGTCGCTGCCTCAATGAGTGTCCCTGAGATAAACTGCATTTCTGAGGCTGATGGGAATTCGCCCCGTACGCGCACCTTGAAGAAATCGCTGTCCTCCCCGCGCGTCGCCGCCCACTCGGCAATGAGCTCCTTGTTGCTGATGGCAACGTCGCGACTGTCAATTTGTCGCGTTTTCCAGAGTGCACGGTCACGGTGGAAGCAATCGTAAAAGCGTCCGCTGGTACGTGTTGGGTTGCCGAATGCGCACCAGATGATCTCTGTATCTGCATCGGTCATCGCACCTTCGGCAACTTCCCAGATGATATTTGCAATCGCAGAGGCTTCGTCAAAGACTAGGAGAATGCGATTGCCCTGATTGTGCAGACCAGCGAAGGATTCGCTGTGATGTTCGTTCCACGGGATCGCATCAATCCGCCATGTCTTTTCATGCCCCGACTCATTTGAGAATATGGCCGTCGCCGTGTAGGTGAACATGTCCTTTGCGATAAAGCACTCATACCACTTGGAAAGCTCCGCCCACGTCTTGCTCTTGAGCTGCGTGTCTGTGTTTGCAGTGATAATCCCGCGCGTATCCTCGTGCGTAGATATCGCCCAGAGAATGATCCACGAGACGAGCGCAGACTTTCCGATGCCGTGCCCGGATGCGATTGCCTCACGGATGACTTTGCCCGGCGTCTTGAGTCTGTCGCGGATATCTGCGAGAAGGTCAAGCTGCCAGTCCTGCGGATGCTGACCTTCAAGCTTATCCTCTCCCCACGGGAATGCGCCATGCACGAATGCCACGGGGTCATAGGAGAGCTCTGCGAGAAAGTCAATCATCTCCTGCTGTATTGCTTGCTGCATTTTTGATTCGCTCCCTTGCGTCCTTGAGTGCCCGCGCTTGGTTCACAGTTATTTCTCCGCTGATCTTTGTCTCCTGTCGCTCTGCATAGACATCCGGCTTTGCTCCCTTGAGGAGTAGAATGAGGAGGGCGTCACTCTTTTTGCGGTACGAATCGACCTTCATGCCTTTGTAATAGACACCGATTTCATCGCCCTCAACCGCACGTCGGTGCGCCTCCTCCTCAAGGAGGTCGCCCGCCATCTCTTTTGCCCGCTCAAAGGCTTTCTTGTATGCCAGATCGTCCTTCAGCCAGTTGTAGTGCGTCTGACGTGTAATGCCACACTTTTCAGCAGCTGTGCCTACTGTGCCCTCTTGGATATAAGTATTTAAGAATTTATTTTTTTGCTTGGAGTTGATGAAACTGTAAAATTGCTTTGCCATTTTGTGCGACCTCCTTTCCTTAGAGCTGCCTGTCTATATGGCTGATTTTTGTGCAGGATATTTTCCTATCGTTCCATGTGTAAAATTTTCGTCAGTCGATTCCGCTGATTTTTCACACGCAAAAAAGGCACCGCTCATCGCTGTGCCCTTATCTTTTTCAGCTTATACTATAGCACAGGTCGTATGTGTCTTTCTGTGTCTTTTTTCAGTTCCATATCAAAATTTTGAAGGGCTTTGCCGTGAAGTTTTAGGACATACCTGTAATCGTAGCCGAGAATATAGGCGATCTGCTCCCACGGCTGTTCCTGCAAATACCTCCGCTTGAGGACTTGCTGAAATCGCCGATCCTTGAGCGATTCAATACGCCGCCCTGCCTCTTCACGCATTTTGATGAGCTCATCCCACTTTGCAGAGATGCGCTGCGCATATCCCTCGAGTTTTGCGATTGCATCCGAAAGATCACAGTGTTTTCCACCTGTGATCTTATCCGTATCATACGATATTGCCTTGAGATTCAGAATGTCATCGCGTGCCTGTTCGTATTCCTGCTCGAGTCGTTTCAGTTCCCGCGCCGCATCACGCACGCGCCAGAGATATTCTTTTGCCGTCATTCACCCGCCCCCCCTTTCTTCCACGCTGCGGTGGCATTTCTCTTGTATTCCCCTTTTGTTCGATTTTTTCAAAATACGCAATGGAGAGCGGGTACCCCTCTGCGGTATAGGTGCTGTACGATAGTTCCTTGATGATGCGATATCCTTTCGGCGGCTGGATCTCTGTCTTGAATGCTTCCGCTTTTGTGACTGTCTCCGTTTTTGGTTCGGTACGGATGAGATTGCGGCTTGTCTGGAGTCTCCCCGCATGGTCTGCTATTTTCTCTTTCGTGTAGTAGTCCGCGAGACGTTCCGCATCCATGATGTGCCCTCCGTAGAGTTTGACTGCAACGCTTCCATGCGCCCACGCCTTTTTTACTTTTTCCAGATCTGAACTGCTGAGTGCAGGGAGAATGATGTGACCGTGCGGTCGTCCTGCACCCGTTAGATTCTCAAGCACAGATATATATTTCATCGGCACGCCCGCCTTCTTGTAGATCGTGCGCAGCTTTCGCTTGAACTTCTCAAATTCTTTCGGCACGCTCTCCACTTCCGGATGCTCCGCATAGGTGCAGGTCAGGTACCAATCTCCAGTAGCAAAGTTATCCATGAGAAGCCGAGATAGCTTTTCAGCACGAAGGCGACGATTCACGGCGGCCTGTGTCTCTTTTGTGACGTTCTGTCTTTTTGCTCTTTTCTCTCTGATCTCAGGTCTCATGGGTAACGCGCGAAAGGAATAGTATTTTTTCTCAATCCTGAATCTCTTGTCTTGTGATTCCCATCTGGATCTCCGATATGCCATGTGAGCCTCCGCCATCTTTCTGTGTGCATAAATATGTCGGTGTTTTAATTCCTCTATCAAGGGGAAAAGGGGCACACGCCCCTCATGAAAAAGTTCCTATTATATAGAAGGAAATCTATTCAAAACGGAATATCCGAATCATCGACATCGACGCCTGCAAACTCACCTGTTCTTCTGGAGCCTCCGCCATTCCCGCGAGGTTTTTCACCGAACTCCACTTCTCGCGCAACAACCTCAATACTTGACCGTTTCGCACCATCTTTTTCATAGCTGTGCTGTGTGAGCCTTCCGGATATGGTAACCATCTGTCCTTTGACCAGATTGCGGCTGCATACCTCGCCGAACTTATCCCATACGGTAACGGGGATAAAATAGGTGCGCTTGTTGTCGCCATATCCATCGTCAACGGCGATATTCAATCGGCAAACACATTTTCCCTCTTTCGTATATCGTACCTCTGGATCTCTGGTAAGTCGCCCGCTTCCTATCCATGTATTCATTTTCTCCACTCCTTCATCACGTTTTTCGCATAGATAAGTGTCGAATATCCCGATTTTTGGATGTTATTCAGTGTTTTCAACCGCATTTTTGCGATTGTAGTTGTTATTTCCTACGCAAACAACCGCTGTTCCTGCACCTCGGGCAAAACAAGCATCTGCTCCTTTGCCGCCTTGTAGAACTCCTTATCCACCTCGAAACCGTAACACGTGCGCCCCAGTTCCGCACACGCTCTAAGCGTTGCGCCGCTCCCTGCAACAGGGTCAATCACCACATCGCCGGGGTCGGTGAACACCTCGATTAGGTGCTTGAGGAGATTCACGGGCTTCTGCGTCGGGTGAACCTTCGGATACAGCTTTTTGTCGTCGCGCTCCCACTTCATCCAGTTAAGTATCATGCGCCCACCATTACGGAATTTGGGCAGCTTGTCGCGGTACAGGACAAGCGCGTGCTCCGTCGCTCCAACAATCCGCATATTGGACTTCAAGACCTGCGCTGACGTGCTCTTGATAAAAAACAACGGATAAGAGTTTTTGAATCCGTGCTTACGTCCGTATTCTGCCACCATCGGCATCTGCTCGAATGCGCAGAACACAATCATCGCAGGCGCCGCGTTCCGCTCCTTCGGTTCTTTCTTGAGGAGGCGTGCGCAGAAGTGGAAAAACTCGGCGATGTTGAAGTTGTTGTCCGTCCGGAAGAACTGCGCGTTCGCCTTCTTACTCTCGCCATTGCGGTTATCCCCACCCTCGTACCATACGGGATTAGACGCGTAAGCATTGCGCCCCAGATTGTAAGGGATATCCGCGATTACCAGCTGTGCCTTTGACGGAATCACATACCGCTTGTAGTTCTGAAAATTATCGTGATACAGTTCGACCTTACACATTCTTTCCTCCAACCTCACAAACTTCCACCATCTACTTTACAATGCCGAATCCTTAGAGCAGCGCGGCTTTGCGGCGTTTCATTCGTCAACTCTTCGCAGAACCTCACAAAACCGCCTCCGAACCTTGAACCTTATCATCCGCAAGCGAAATCATAATCACCAGTACAAGGAGCAGTGCAAATATCTCTGCCATAGCGCACCTCACACTTTCAACAGCCCGCGCCGCATCGCACTATACTGTCCATAACTCACCCCGAGTGCCCGCGCCGCTTTTGCCATATCCGCGAGCGTCTGTGGATTGTGTGGTCGTCTCAGTGCCTTTTCGCGCGTGTCTCTTTTCTCCT